GTTATATGTTTTTGTTAAACGCAATAGAAAACTTACGAAAGGAGATACGTAAAAATGGGAAATAAACTATATCATGAAGTAGACGGAAAGAAATTTTATTTAGGCTGTAACCGTGACCCCGCGCATAAGGACGCTAAACTATTGTTAAGCCGCGAACAGATTGAAACCCTACCTGCGAGTTATATAATCAAAGATGGGACTCCTGTTGGGAATCAGGGGAATCTTGGCTCTTGTACCGCCAACGCCGCCGATAATGCCAGCAAGATACGGAGTTATACAGCCATAGGAACATACTTCAACGGCTCGAGGATGCAGGTGTACCAATGCGCCCTTGCCCACGACGGGAATCCCATGCAGGACGTTGGGTCTTCGTTGAGTACGGTGGCATACATCCTTGAGAACATAGGCATCGCGCCAGAAACTGAGTTCCCATACACCGCGCAACTCGGCACACCCGTCCCAACAAAAGTCCTCAACGACGCAGCAAAGGACAAAACCACCAAAGCAACACGACTCGACGCCAATGACCAATCAATTACACTCGCCAACATAAAGGCAGCCATCGCGCCTAACGCCGTTCTCCCCCCGTGTTACCCCGTCATGTTCGGCTTTGACGTGCCAAATTCCTTCTTTAACACAGGTAGTGACGGCAACATGCCCACACCTAGCGGCGGAATCGCAGGAGGGCACGCGAATGTGTTCATCGGCTATGACGACAACCATGTAGGCAATTACGACGGTTCAAAAGGCGCGTTGTTTGCTAAGAACAGTTGGGGTACTGGATGGGGTGCGAACGGGCTGTGGTGGATGCCGTACTCGTTCTTTGATAATGTTTCGTACGAGTCAGGCGACGCATGGGCAATCATTACAGAGTCGGATTTCGTAACTCCGCCGCCAGCGTCAGTGCAGTTTGCTTCAACGCCTAGCATACTACAATAATAAGCGATGACCCACGAAGAATTAGACAACATGATGATGTACTACTGTATTATACTGGCAGTAGTGCTTATCATCTATATGTGGATAAACCCGCTAAGATGAGAAAATGACGCAAGAAGAAGTCTACAACTGGTTAGCAGAATTTATCGTAATCGTAGCCGGAGTGTTGGTCGCTGAGTTACTCTATGCTGCGTTAGTTCACTAATCGGCACTACCATCAATCAGTTGGTTGTGTTCAGTAAACATGTCAAAATAGAGTCGGTAGACCCCACTATACCATACAGTCAGCACAGAACGCACACCTTCATCATCCAACGCGTCAATATCCCCCTCAATATCGCGCAAATCCGCGCCAATGGACTCTAAAATGCTCGCTTGGTATTCAATGTTGTCAAGGGGGTTATCCTGTCTGATGTAGGTCCAGTGGGTGTTTCCTTGCAGCTCTCGCTCCACCTTATAAAGTTGGTGAGCAATCCTCATTATGCGCGTCTGTTCGGTAGGGTGCTGTACATCAGATAGAAAAGGAAGCATGATAGTCTTTGCCACTCTCTAATCTATAAAACGCGGTATTTAAAGTTGTTTAATTTAGACATGGCTAACAAGCCGCAATTAAGTAACGCTTAAATAGGCTTCAATGACCATTTTAACATGCATAGAGTTAACCTAGCTGGAGCTATTTCTTGACGAATCCGTGGGAGAGACTAGAAGACAAAGAGACCTCAAAAGCTTACGCTGCTTTTTGTGTTTATCGCGATTTAGGTCAAGAACGCACGTATGATGCGGTAGCAGAACATTGCAGTAAGTCTGTGTCTCTTATGAACAAATGGGGCGGCAAATACGACTGGGTTGAACGCGCCAGGCAATACGACGCCCATCTCCTCGCCAAAGACCAAAAGAGATTCGAGGCCAAACTCGCAAAGTTCCGAGAAGAAGTCACCAACGAGGCAATAGAGATTAGAAAGCGCTCTGCTGAGTTTATGAAAGATGACAACCCATCCCCACGCTCAACGACCGACCGCTGGGTAGCGGCGACTGATGTGGTGCTGAAGGTTAACGGTTTGGACAAGCCACAGAAGACTGAGCACTTGGGGGAGATTAAGATTACGATTAATAAAGAGGTTGTGCCTTGATTGCTCAGGAATACGCACGTGAAATAGACGTATCCGAATGGCCGCAGCCTTCTTTTGAACCTGTTTTCACCTCACGAGCGCGGTATCTTGTTATATTTGGAAGTGCCGGTGCGGGGAAGACGTACAGCGTCGCGCAAAAACTCCTTGTCCGTTGTCTTTTATACCCAAACAACCGCGTCATAGCCATCCGTAAGTATGGCCCGTCACTCCGCATTACATCATTCAAGCTCTTTTGCGACTTAATCGCTGAGAAGCGTATTCCATGTTCGATTAACAAGACCGACATGAGCATCCACTTCCCAAACGGCTCAAGTATCCAGTGCATACCAATCGTCAACACGGCCCAAGGAGAAGCAGCGGACCGCATCAAATCGTTGACAGATGTTACCGATATATGGATTGAAGAACCCACAGAAATCCGCAAGGAAGAGTTTGAGATGATTAAACTCAGACTGCGCGGTGCACCACTCAAGAACAATTACCGCCAACTACTCCTTACTTTCAATCCAATCGACCAGAACCATTGGTTGAATTCCTACTTCTTTTTAAGTCAGCCCGAAGACGTAGAGATACAACATTACACCTACAAAGATAATCAGTTCTTAGACGCTGAATACGTCAAGTCTTTGGAAGAGCTGGAAGGTATAGACTCGAATCTTTACACTATCTACACTCTAGGTGAATGGGGTAAACTCGAAAACCAAGTCTACACGAACTGGACCCAAGAACTCTTTGGTTACCAATACGAAGACTTTGACGCTACTATTGCCGGTGCAGATTTTGGCTACGAGCACCCGTGTGCGTTCGTGCTACTCGGTATAAAAGAACACACACTCTATATCATCGATGAGCTCTACATGCGGGGGGTTCTTACTTCTGATTTTATTACCGCGATTAAAGCTAAATTAGAAGAGCACATCCCGGACCGGCGATTACACCGACAAATCCCCATATATTGCGACGCAGCTGAGCCAGCGCGAATCGCAGAGATGAAGCAGTCTGAGTTGAATGTATACCCTGCTAAGAAGGACGTCTTAGACGGAATAAACACAGTAAGGCAATACAAGATTGTCGTAAACCCTAGGGCTGTTAATTTTGTTAAAGAAATACACGGATACACCCGCCAACGCGACAAAGACGGAAACATCCAAGAATTACCCGACAAGAAGCGTGGCTTCGATGATTTGATGGACAGTTTAAGATATAGTTGTTATTCGTACACGCTCAAGGGCCGTCGCGGTGGTCGTGTGATTGCGCCGGTGATTGTAGGCGAAGACGGCGGGCGTTGGAGGGACTTACGATGAGTGACTGTAGGCAGTGGTGCACAATTCAGGGGTGGTGTTCGCAATGCCACGCACAGGCCAACCAATCACGCAAGTTATCATCTTACGGAGAGAGAAAATCACGTTGGTCAAGGCGCACGTGCGTTTCTGAATTGAAGTGATTATTCTGATGATTAGCTGATGATTAAATGATGATTGCATTCGAAAGGTTCAAAAGGTTTTAACAAAATGCCACCTAGAAAAAAGAAGATAACAAAAGAAGATGCTGAGCGGATAGCTCTGGAGAAGCTGTTCCCACCTAGAAAAAAGAAGATAACAAAAGAAGATGCTGAGCGGATAGCTCTGGAGAAGCTGTTCCAGTCACTTCGGGGTCGAATATGCCGGGTCTGAACCCTGCTGATTTCCCGTCACTTGATTCGCAAGGGGCGTCAATCTCGCGACCAAGTAACATAAATTACTTTGCCGAGTACGGCACGACCGGCCTTTTCCGCCTCGGTCCTTATATTTGGGAAGAATGGCTCCCAGAACTCCAACAGCAAAAAGGAGTCCGCATATACAAGGAAATGTGGACCAATGACGCAATCATCTCGTCCATATTCTATGCTATTGAAATGGTCTGCCGTTCAGTTGATTGGGACTTTGAACCCGGTGGTGATTCACCAGAAGATGAACAGGCCGCAGAGTTCTACAACCAGTGTTTATTTGAGGATATGAGCGTTAACTGGGACGACACTTTAAGCGAGATATTATCAATGTTCATCTTTGGGTGGCATTGGGCAGAAATAGTTTACAAGAAGCGCGAGGGCCCACACCCAGAAGACCCAACTATGGACTCAAACTTTGACGACGGGCGCATAGGTTGGCGCAAGTTGGCTACTAGGACACAGGAATCATTACTTCGTTGGGACTTTGACGATAACGGCGGCGTTGTTGCTATGGTTCAACTCGCTCCACCACACTACCGTATCACTGAGATACCGATGGAGAAAAGCCTGTTGTTCCGCGTTCGTCCACGCAAAGGGTCGCCGGAAGGCACGTCCCTACTCCGTGGAGCGTATCGGTGCTACAGTGAAGACACCGACATCTTAACGCGAACTGGGTGGAAACCAATAAAGGACGTCAGGTTTGATGATGAAGTAGCATCGCTTAACCCAGACACTAACCAACTATTTTACCAGCACCCTACTGAGCTACACAACTACCCATACGATGGCGACTTAGTTCACGTAAACTCACGTTTCCTCGATATGCTCGTGACGCCGAACCATTCGATGTGGGTTCGTCACGCGCACACAGATAAATGGGCTTTGGAAGAAATCAAAGATATTCCAGTGACCGCGCACTACAAGTGCGACGCTGACTGGATTGGCGTTGAACAGGAATATTTCACACTTCCGGAATTGACAGTGAAAACGGGCCGGAAAGATGAATATGCACTACGAGAAGCCAAAGACATTAAGATGGATGATTGGCTTCGCTTCTTAGGTATTTGGATAGCGGAAGGCCACACATATAGAAGAAAGAATGGGAACAAACAAGCGACTGTAGGTG